AAGACGCCTTTATGACGAGATCGCTGCTTCTACTTTCAATGACCCTCGCTTTAAAGAACTGAATAAGAAGCTAGGTCTAACAGAGAAAGATTTAAGGAAGGCAGCAAAAGCTCAGAACATGGTTATCGTGTGGCCATGTATAAATCCCGTGAATTGCTGGAACATCTCTCAGAGACAATCAGCAGCCTAGCTTGAGAAGAAATTCTCTTGAAGGTTCAACGACTAGGGCATACGACCTTAAAAGGTTATGAAGTCCGTAGGGCCCAAGTGGGTTCGAAGCGCGGGAACGTTTTTGTATTAAACGTATGATATAGTCTAAACTTCTATGGCGACATAGAGACGGAGTAATAAAATGAACTATGAAAAGCAATATAAAGAATTGATTAGAAAGCATGGAACGGTTGTGCACCCTCAAACCGGTTACTTTGAACGACATCATATTGTCCCAAAATCTCTAGGAGGTTTAAATGATTTTACCAATTTGACTTTTCTAAGTGCCAGATGTCACCTACTTGCACATTGGCTTCTCATGAAAATCCACAACGTTCCCGCTATGCGTGTTGCTTATGCTACAATGTGCAGCCGAGACGGGATACGACTTACACCTATTATGTACCAGCTCGCAAGAGAGGCAGTGATGGGTAAAAACAACATGGTGTCTCGGAAAGTGCACACCCCAAAAGGTTGGTTTGGCTCGGTCAGAGAAGCGGGCAGAACACATCAAATTAGCCACAATATTATATCCAGGAAGGCAAAGAGTAAAAAGTACTTTCACGCAGAGTATTACTACGAAGGCGGCTCAACAGAAGAGTCAAATGAAATACGTCAATCAGGTAAACATCGTAGTAAACGAGTCCACACGCCAAGAGGTTGGGCAAATTCCGTAAGAGACGCTGGTCAGTTGATGGAGATGTACCACTCAATTGTTTCCCGCCGATGCCGTTCTGAGACGTATCCCGAATATTTTTATGAAGAAGAGTGCGCTGCAGCTCCTGTGAAAATGAAAAGAAAAATACACACACCACTTGGCTGGTTTGACTCAGTGAGTGCAGCAGCAAGAGCAGAAGGACTGTCAGGCGCAGGAATACTATCTTCAAGAGCAAAGTCAACAAACTGGCCCGAGTACTATTACTCCGAACAGACCTAACGAATCTGGTAATAGACGCACATTCTACGGTGCAGGTGAAAGGACAGGGATACTCAATGTCGAAGGCAAGCTTGCAAAAGCTCTTGGAAAAGACACTGACACGCTTGTTGTTAGAGCGTCCGAGCGAGATACAGTGCTTAATGAGATCTCCGCAAGGGCTGCAAGATATGATCGATTTGACCCAGAAATGGCAGCGTCACTTAGAAAGCTCCGCCAGGATACCCGCGACGTATTTAACAAAGGCTTAGACCCCGGCGATGATATTATGGAGCAACTGTGGTTCTTAGATCCTAAGACACGAGACTTTGTAGAGAAGATGTCTAAGAATTATAGCAAAGTTGTCACTCCCGATGATTTCAAAGCAATCGCTAAGATAATGAGTGAGGAGCTCGCTGAACAAGTTCCTATTCTTAAGGACTTCACTAAGTTCTTTGGCAGGCTTGCAGAAGACTTTCTGATAAACGCGAAGCCTTCTAAATCAGCCTTTGACATGAAGAGTATCTTTAAAATAGCTGCACTAGGCAAGAAAAGCAAGGGGATTAAATTCTCAAAGACTGTGGCAAAGCTTCTAGGGCTCAGCCCCAATCAGACGCATTCTTTAGATGCAATTGAGCGTTTGCCATTCTGGAAAAAAGATGGAGCATTGTCTGAACTAGTCTTTGGAAAAAGTGTGCCTAATCAGCGAAGAACCGGTATCAAGGTCTTGAAGAAGAAGCTTCTCGGAAAAACAATCACAGATGGCTTTGAAATCTTCTATGCAAACAAAATGCCTAAGAGTTGGACAAATGCGCCTTGGGTTAATTTTGATGGCAAGATCATTGAGCAAAACTTTACTCAGACTTTTGAAGAGCGTCTCTTGTATAAAGACAAGAACGGCAATTGGATGACTAACATTGTCCAAGTCCCTCAAAAGACAGAAGCTTCCTGGTGGGACCAAGTTACAGGAGAAGAAGGTAAAATCAATGATATTGCTGACGCCACAAAGGCAAGGACAGCCTTCGCAGTTAATGGCAATCACTCAAATGATGCTGTAATTGTCAAGAAGTTCCATTTGTGGGGTGCAAAGAATGACATTGCCACATCAACGATTCACGATGCTTTCTTTACAAACGCTGCTAGAATGCTTGAAGCAAGAAAGGCTTTGAGAGGTATATACGCAGAGGTCTTAGAGAAGAACGTGATATTGATGACACTAGACGAGATGCTAGATCGAGGTCTCCCTAAACACATCTATGATGCTTACCTTGAAGAAGCTATTAGCAAAGGGCTTGTCCCAATTGCCGGTAAATCAACAGTAGGTGGGAAAGTCATGCGTGAAGAAGATATCCTCAACGTCTTAGATGTTCTTGAGGAAATCCCAGAAGGCTTTGAGTCTAATCGAAGCTGGTATGGCGTTGGCTAGGATTTTTAGTCAGCAAAGCAAATCGCAACATAAGATTAGTCCAACCCGTTAAATTAAAGGAAAGAGTAGACTCTTGACGTTGCTCTAAAAAGTTTCAAAGTTTTAGACAAGTTGTTATTGTTGTTAATAGCAACCACAATGACTTAGTTTCTCTTATGATGACATTGAGCTGGGGATATTTTCAAAATATTCTCAGCCATTATATTTAAACAAAGAAGCCGTGCTTCACACAAATTGAGTTGTACTCAGAGGAAAGATATGGACAACGATGACCTAAACAAAACTGAAGCTGAAGATGATGTTCAAGAAGATGTAAGGCCAACAGAAAAAGATGGTGTAAAGACTGGTGAAGGTGATAATAGCATTCCTGCAGATGTTCTGAAGAAAGCTGTTGATGACGCCCTTGCGCCAATCAAGGCCAAACTTAATGACGCTTATGCAAAACGTGATGAAGCCTTAGCAAAGGCTACTGAATTTGAAGCGAAAAATAAGGAAATTGAACGCGAAAGGATGCGTGAACAAGGCAAAGAAGCAGAGGCTCTTCAAAGCGAACTTGATGAATACAAAGCTAAAGACTCTCTGAAAGACAAAAAGATTGTTGAACTGACCCGTAATATGGAAGTCAACAGTATGCTGTCTAGCCTTGAATTTCGTAATGACAAATCACGTAAAATGGCCTTCGAAGAGATTGTCAGTGAATTGGTACAAGAAGAAGACGGCAGCTGGAAGCACAAGTCAGGTTCTGACCTGGGCAAGTTTGTCGAAAGCTTCTCCAAAGATGATGACAATTCGTTCTTGTTCAAAACAAAAGACTCCAGTGGCGCTGGCTCGCCTAGTCCAAAACCATCATCCCCTACTTCTGCTAAGCCTACTTCTCTCTTTGCAAAATCTCAAGAGGAAGTTATGCAATTAGCAAGGGAGGGTAAACTTAAAAAGTAAGGAATTAACAAATGCCCATTACTAACTTGGCTGGTGCTGAGCAAGATGTACTGCAAGACACACTTTCAGCTTACTCTGACGAAGCTTATACTAACGCAAAGAAACTTACCGGTACAGCTATCGTAGGCGGCAACCCGCTTATTGATAAAAATACTGAGACTTTTGTAGGTCAAATGCGCTGGTTCAAGCCTTTGAGTGCAAATATCAACGTTGCTTCTTTGACTGATCCTACCGAAGGTACCGTCACTAGCTACAGCACTGACTACCTCAAGTATATCAAGACTATCCGTACTCACGGTGCGAAGAAAGTTAACTTGACAGAAGTCGTAACTCAGCATGACGGTCTTGCTAAGATTGGTCGTGACTTCGGCGAAACTCAAGCACAAGATGAGCATAACGGTATTCTGGCTGTACTGAAAGGTGTAGCAATGTCTGAAGCCCTTATGGGTGCTGCTGCTGGCTCCGGCTTTGCTGGCCTTGGCGGTCAGACCTTTGATAACGATCCTACTGATTCTAAGTACGGCTTTTATGTCGATCTTGGCGCAAGTAAGACTGTTGTTGCTGCAACTACTGCAACTCAAGGTGCTGCTCGTGCAGAAGCCTTCTTGCAAGCGTTTGGCATGGCCTTCAAAGACTATGAGCCTGATTTTGCTTACCTGATCACTACTCCAGAAGTATATGCTTCTTTGCGTTCAGCTAACTTGGTTGATCAAGACCGTGTTCGCGATGGTAGCATCGAGTTCAACACTATTTTCCAAGGCAAGTTCCGCATTATCCAGACACGCGCTTCACAGGGCATGACTGCAGCTGAACTAACCAAGCTGAACACTGGTGTAGGCGTTGATATCGTAGGGAACAAGACTTCCTTTATTGTACTGCCAGGCGCAGTAGCTATGGAAGGTCTGAACATTCCTATTCCTACTGAAATCGAGCGTAAAGCGGCTACCTACATGGGCGGCGGTGAAACTGCTATCTGGCGTCGTTGGGGCTATGTTCTTGCTCCGGCTGGTTATGACTGGATCGGTAGTGAAGAAGCTTTCCCATCTGATGTTGCATACCGCTATGTTGTTGAAGCGGGTACTCCTATGGCACTGACCGGTGTAGCCTCAGCTACTCTGGCCGATACTACTGGTACTTGGAAGCGTAAGTCTGCTTCTGCTTTGTCTCTCGGCATCCTGCCCGTATTCCATTCGTAAATAAAAGGGGAGCGCTATGAGTCTCGTCAAAGGAATTAACTCTAATGTCTCTGTATCTGAGGCTGATGAGTATTTCTCCACACGCGTTGATAGTGAAGCTTGGTCAGAAGCGAACACTGCTCAAAAGTCTTCAGCTCTTGTTACCGCAACTGGACTTCTTGACGAGCTTTCTTGGACTGGTGTGGCTGCATCTGCTACTCAGTCCTTGGCCTTCCCGCGAAAGGGACAGTATCTTGATCCACGTTTAGGCATGTTAGTAACACTCGATGGAGTAACACTTCCTGAAAGGGTTGCAAAAACTACTTATGAACTTGCTCTTCACTTGGTCAACAACGAAGGACTTACAAATGAAACAGGTGGTGTTGATTCTATAAAGCTTGGAACTATTGAGCTTAAGAACATTGACAGCATCTCTCTTATTCCTGCTGGGATAAAGAAATTTGTTAGGCCGTTGTTGACCAATACTTCATCCATGTGGTGGAGGGCAAACTAATGAGCTACGTAAAGCTGATTGATGCGCAACTAGCTACAGCTTATAGGCAACTAAAAGATTTGGCAGAGAAGGTAACTTTTGTTAGAAAACAAGTCACTGACTTTGACTTTAACACAGGCGAACCTGCTGTTACATCTGAGACTGATGCTAATATATTTGCTGTTGTGCTGGAAGAAAAGAAGAAAAGCAATGTACGTAAATTGCAAATTCTTTTCAAAACAGTTGATCTGCCCTTTGTTTCTAATTTTGATCAAGTGATCATTAAAGATGAAACATGGACAGTAGGCCCAATTGTGCATCAACGTCGTTACGTTACCTTGCTTGACCTTTATCTAGGAGGCTCAGATGGGTAAGTATGCTG